GACACCTCCCCTTCACTGAGTGGAGTGTCCCCCACAACATCTGGAAAACCCACAATCGTCCACAACTACCCCCAATGCACGTAACTGGGCTTAGTTGGGCCTAACTGCCCCTACCTGCATCCACAGGCCTCCCCGACCCCCCGGAACCAGTGGGAACCAGCCCCCCCATCCCCTGTGAGCTTGGGAAGTGGTTCCCGGTTCCCACCTTAGGGGTGGGAACCACCGGAACCACCCCCCCCTTAGCTGGGGGTCTGGGAACTGGTTCCCGGGGATCGGGAACCACTTGAGCAGGCATTATGCGAAAAGTGGGAACTGGTTCCCGAGATTTGGGAACTGGTTCCCGAGGTGGTTCCCGAGGGTTGAGAAATTGGGGGGTCGGGAACCACTTGCAAAGTGCAAGTGACCACCCCACAGGCCATACTCCAGCTGTGTCTTGGGGCTGGTGGAAGAGGGCGGCAGACGGCGGAATAAGGGCCCGGGAACCGGCCCCCGGGGAACCGGGGGGGTTGCTGCGGGGATGGCGCCCTCCCTGGGGGCGGGGTAGGCTTGAGGCATGTGTGAGTGGAGTGTGGGAGTGGGGACTAGCTGGGAGGAGCCGGATGCGGGGTGGGATGATCCGGAGAACAATGAGCAGCTGGAGGTGTTGGATGACTGGGCTGTGGATGAGGGGTGTTAGCGGCCCGAGAGGCGGGAGACGACCAGGAGACGGCGGGTCGGGCCGGTGGGAGGGACGTAGAGGCGGTCCAGGGGGTACACCCCCTGCCACCCGGCCAGGGTCAGGAAGGAGGAGCCGTAGCGGAATCCTACGTAGGAGGGGTTCACCTGGTACTGGTTGTTGGCCCACACGATGGAGGAGGGGTCGGGGATGGCTACGTCCCAGGCCATCCCGGACTTGCGGGCGGAGTGGCGGATGAAGTTGTCCGTGACCTGCACGTTGTCCAGGTTGTAGCCCGGGCGGTTGGCGTTGCCCACGCCGATGCCACCCTGGTTGTCCAGGCAGCGGTTGCCCCGGATGATGACGTCGTAGCTGTTGGAGACGACGATGCCCGAGCCGCCCAGGTCGTAGTCGTCGGCCCAGTTTGGGTCGCGGCCGTTGTTGGAGGTCCAGTTGTTCTCGATGAGGGCGGCGCCGTTGATCTCCCAGTCGATGCCGGGCCCGTAGTTGTCGTAGCAGGCGTTCCCCGTGATGGTGGCTCCGTTCGTGTTCCCGTCGAACCAGATGCCGGGGCCGTCGTTGTCGTACCAGAAGTTGTTGCGCACGGTCATGCCCGAGGCGTAGAGGAACTTGGAGCCACCAGCCTCCCAGTGGGAGTCCGCGTGGGAGGTGTTGTTGCCGTAGATGTACGAGTCCTCCAGGATGGTGTTCGAGTTGCCACCTCCGCCGATGCCCATCACGCCGTTGTTGTAGATGCGCAGCCGCCTCATCTGCCACCCGTTGTCGCAGCGCACGCCCCACTGGGCGTTCGTGTGCACCTTCAGGTCCTCAAGAACCCAGTCGTAGGCCGCGCCGTAGGGGCGGATGACGGCGTCACGGGCCGGGGGGCTGTAGTTGGTGATCTCCAGGTTGGACAGCTTCACCCGCTGGCCTCCTGTGCCTCCGGGGATGCCCGAGAAGGCGAAGAGGGCGGTGGCGTCCCCGTTCATCACCACGGTACCCACGCCGATGAACCACTGGTCGTGCTTGGGCTGGACGGCCTGGGCGTGGTAGGTGCCCGCCTGGAGGTAGAAGTGCGTGCCCGTGGGGTTGGCGTTGACTTGCGCCTGGATGTTGTCTCCTGGGTACAGGTTCACATCAGCCATGGATCACCCACCCAGACCGAGTACTCCCAGCCTGCGCGAGCGGAGTGCGGATGGGGTGCCTGTGGTGTAAGTGAGGGTCAGGGTCGGCTCCGTGTAGGTGGCATGGTCGTACTGAGCGACGAAGCCCTGTGTGTTGGAGCCGCTGCCGTTGTCGTCAATATGGATGTGGAGGGCGTTAGCGCCTGAGACCCAGCCGGGCCGGGAGATGATCTCCTGGGCGACGGAGGCGAAGTCGGCGGAGACGAGGGAATCCCCGGCCGCACCACCGGCCGGGATGGTCCAGGCGGCTGTGGCGGTGGTGTGAAGGCCGTGGTCGGTCTGCCATTGGGCGAAGGTGGCGGGCATGGCCGACGAGTCCTCGTCTACGGCACTAATAGTGGTGGCTACGGAGGTGCCTGCGCCGGTGCGAATGAAGGTGATGTAGGCGGAGGTGACGATGGCGCCGACCGGAACGACAAGGTTGAGGAACCGGAAGACACCCATGCGCTGTGCCGCCCCCCCATAGTTGCCGATGGTGCAGGACACTCCGGTGGAGAGGGTGCTGGTGTCAACGGCCACCTGACCGTCATCGCCGTTGGATGCGACCCCAACAACTACCGTTGGCATCGTTCCTCCTCAGGCCGCGGGGCGCTCCAGCACGAGCATGGAGATGAGAAGGTCGTCCGCTGCAGCGTCCACGGCTGCGGAGTCGTAGATCCGAACCGTGAAGCCCGCCGGGAGCACCAGCCAGGGGAAGGGGATCCAGTGGAAGGTTGCCGGGGACTCTGCGGCGGAGCCGTAGAGGCCGAAGGTGTAGTACTCGGTGGCGCTGGCTGCCTGTGTGGAGTCCGTATCGGCCCGCCCCACCTCGTTGGTGCCGTCCGTGACGATGACACGGATGTTGCGGTTCCCTACGGTGGCGGTGGTGGCCAATGACGCCGAACACCACATGACCTCCCAGAGCTTCCCCGAGGGGACGGTGAGCGTCTTGTCGGAGTCGTTGAGGGCCAGATCCGTGACCAGAACCATTGAGGACTGTGCCCCGGGGCTGACGCGCTGGTTGAGATTGGTGTTGAGCTGTGCCATAGTGGTTGTAGTGTACATGGCGGGGCGGGAATAGGGAAGCACGGGGCGGCGTTGTAGGGTGTGCCCCGGTAGCCCAACCAGCAGAGGCACCGGCCTCAAGAGCCGGGGGTGTGGGTGCGAATCCCACCCGGGGTACGGTTAGCTAGAAGGAGACAGACAGATGAGTATGCCAGAGATCGTTGTAGACCTCGATGGGGTCGTCGCAGACTTCAGCGGGGAGTGGCGGAACCGGCTTGGCTGCTACGCCGGGATGGAGAAGTGGGACTTCCTGGAGCACACGCCGTTCAAGCGGTGGGTGGACTTCTGGGACTGGGCCCGGGACGAGAACATCTTCGGGCTGTGCCCCCCTTACCCTGGGGCTGTGTGGGGAATCAGGTGGCTGGAGACCCTGGGCCACATTACCTACGTGACGCATCGGCCCCACTGGGCCGAGAAGGCGACCCGGAACTGGCTGGAGAGGCACGAGATCGTGCACCCGGTGAAGTACGAGGTGGAGAAGTGGCGCCACAAGGCCAAGCTGTACATCGATGACGCCCCCCACGTGGTGGAGGCCATCGGTAGGAACCGGCCGGAGGCCTACATCATCCTCCTGCGCAGGCCCTGGAATGCCTGGCTGGAGAGCGCAGACACCGACTTCTCCTTCCTGCCAGCGTCCGATTGGCGTGATGTTGTGGGTGCTGCCAGGGTGGTGCTGGGGGTTCAGGGCCAACAACTCAAGCTGGAGGTCTGACCGTGCACCTACTTCAGATGGCCAAGGTGGCAAGCGAGACCCGCTTCAGCGGTGCGATGTTCCGGATGTACTGCTCCTGTGGACAGTGGTACACCCCGCCGGTGGCGCAGGGGAGCGAGGACTGGATGGACGCCCAGGAGGAGTTCTTCGAGGAGCACCTGGCCCGCTTGCCGGACCAGACCTACCCCGAACGGGTGATCATGGAGCACGAGGAAGACCCCTTTGATGGGTTCGATACAGACTAAGGACACACATGCCAGCGGAAACGCGACCGGAGACTGAGCGGGTCTACCCCGTCCCCCGCATCTACGTTGGCCGTGAGGTCTTGGAGATCCCCGAACCCGAGTGGGTCCTGGAGGACTTCATCCAAGCAGGGGGCTTGACCGTGCTGCACGGCGTCCCCGGGGCCGGGAAGAGCCTCCTGGCCCAGGACTGGTCCCTGGTGGTCAACAACGGATGGGAGTGGTGCGGGCGGGAGACCAAGCGCTCACAGGTGCTGTACATCATGGGAGAGGGTCAGACCGGGCTGCGGGGCAGGCTTCTGGCCTGGCTGGTGGCCCGGAACACCGAGTACGTACCCACCGTGCACTGGATCATGGAGCCTGTGGCTCTGTGGGCCAACCCGGCGGGGGGCTTCACCCAGGAGCAGATCGGGCTGCTCCGCTACATCCAGGACAACGAGATCAACCTGGTGGTGGCCGACACCTTGAGCGCCACGTTCGGGGGCGGCAACGAGAACATGCAGCAGGACATGAACCAGTACCTCAAGTGGTTCAAGGAGGTCATGTCCATGGGCTCTGCGGCTGTGATCGTTCACCACGAGTCCAAGAGCGCCACCGGCAGCCCTCGTGGGTCCACCGTGTTGGCCGGGGCGGCAGACACCATCATCCGGGTCGAGCCTGTGCTCGACTCGGATGGGGAGACCATGAAGGGCTGCACCATTCGCTGCAAGAAGCAGAAGGACGGCATGCCCTTCAGCCGCCTGCGCCTCAAGCTGGAGTCCTACGCCGTGGACACGGACCGTGGGACCTCTGTGGTGCTCAAGCCCCAGGCGTCGGCCGAGGCCAAGGCCGAGGATGCCAACGCAGAGCGGGTGGCTGCCATGCTGGACTACATCCGCAGCCGCCCCGGCATCAGCTGGAACGGTGTGGTGACGCACATGAAGGGGCGGAAGAGCGAGCTCATGGCCATCCGCGATGAGTTGATCGCTCAGGGCATGATGGAGTGGGGTCCAGACCAGAAGGGCCTGTACCCCCTGATGGAAGGAGAAGACCTGCTGTGAGGGTGCAAGTGATGTTGATGGGCGGTCCGTACCAGGGGCACTTCATCTCGGTGACCGACCCCGGGGAAGAGCTCCGGATCGCCATGTTCGAGAGCAACGTGGCTGCCCTCTACACGAAGCGGGGGGAGCTGGACGCCACGGTGCCATTCATGGTCACTGGCTCCTACGGCTTCGTAGACCTGATCGACAGTGCCCAGTCCCTGAACCTGCGGCCCCCGGCCGGGATTCACTCGGTGGCTGGGGAATACGACCCCACCTTCCTGACGTTGACACGTGAGGAGAGAAGGAGACGCAAGCATGGGAAACGCACGGCGATTGAAGCGGATGAGGGTGAAGCGGGCTAAGTGGGCTGCCAAGCGGGCTGAGGCTGGGAACCAGCTCCTGGAGCACGATGCCGACATTCGCCTCTTCATGGCCTACCGCAAGATGGACGAGCTGGAGAGCCAGAACAAGGGCCTGGGGTCTCTGGTGCTGGCCCTCCTGGTGATCCACGGGGAGACGATGGTGCACAGCTCCGTGCTGGCCCAGGTCAACGCCCGTGAGTGGGCTGGCTGGTCGGCCACCCCCACGGAGGACGGACATGGGGTGATTCTGGCCCCGTTGCGACAAGAGGAAGTGGAGGCCAAACGTGCCGCAGAGAACGAAAGGGCATCTGACCCTGATCACGAACACGGAACTGCCGACTGTGCCTGCGGTGCCGGAGTCGAGGCAGAGGTACATCCTGAAGACGGGGATGCTGCAGGACTACCCGGTGGACCCGCTGGTGGAGAGGGAGACGACGGCCAGGCTTGAGGCTGGCGCCCACAAGTACGGGAAGTCGTGGTGTGAGGTTGACCTCCGGGAGGACCTGCTGGAGGAACTCTACGACGTCCTGAACTACTGTCGGATGATGGTCGTCCGCTACCGAGCCATCTACAACGGGGAGGACTACGACGACCCGGTGGCCAACAAGATGGGGACTGTGCTCACCGGGCTGATGGCGGACACCACCGACCACATCCTGGCGATCCGGCGGTTCGTGCCCGAGTTCGAGGGGCCGACCAGTGCTGAGTGGGCGGCAGCACATGCGGAGGGGGGATGAGGACTTTCGCCAAGGTGGTTGCCATCGGCCCCAAGTACGTATGGCTTGCCATCCCGGAGGTGTGGCCACACAAGACACTCACCCTGCCGGTGCGTTCACTGCTGCCCAAACACATGCGAGACGCGGTGCTGCTGGAGGTTGTCGTGGATCCGGCCAGTCTGTACTCTACAGACGTGCATTACCGGGCGGATGTGGAGGTACTGAGTGTCCTCGAACGACGAGCCCACCGAGGTCCCGCAGAAGAGAGGACCAGGAAGGCCAAGGGTCACTAAGGATCAGGTCGGCGCCCTGCGCCAGGAAGTCCGCGATCGTCTGTGGACTCCGGCGCTTCGGCGTGTCCAGACCCTGAAGCCCGGGCTGCCTGAGGTCTTCCTGCCCAACCCTCCAGGAAAGAAGGGCTCCACCGAGTACAAGGCGTGGGCCATGGAGTGCTTCCTGGAGCTGCTTCGTCACGGGTACAACTTCTCCCAGGCCGCAGAGAAGATCGGGTACACCTTCAAGTGGTGGGCCACCCTGGCGCAGAAGTACCCCGAGTTCGCCGTCGAGGCCCGTGCCATCCACAGCGGCTCTACGTTCATCTCCGACAACCCCAACATGGAGCACGTCACCTTCGAGGAGTTCTGCCGGAACTACTTCGGGGTGGAGCTGGCCGAACACCAGAAGCTGATGATCAACACCCTGGAGGACCCACAGGCCAAGCTGGTGCTGATCCTGGGACACCCCGAGTCGGGCAAGTCCACGCTGGTCTCCCTGTGGTATGTGCTCTACAAGATCTGCAAGAACCCCGACATCCGCATTGCGCTGGTGGCCAAGTCCGGCCCCAAGGCACAGGACTTGCTCACCCGGATCAAGCGGTACCTCACCGAGGAGCACTTGTACGACGGGATGCCCCGCAACCTCATCGCCGACTTCCACGGGTTCAAGCCGCCGCACGGGGAGAAGGAGTGGAGCCAGGACTCCATCTTCATCAGGCAGCGCAAGTCCGGCGAGCGTGACCCCACAGTGCAGGCGCTGGGCCTCCGCAAGCAGATCTACGGCGTGCGTCTGGACCTGCTGATCCTGGACGATGCGCTGGTGCTCGACAACCAGATGTCCGAGCTGGAGCGGGAGCGCATCGACGTGTGGTTTACCAACGAGGCCCGGTCCCGCGCCCACTACGGCCAGACCGTGGTGAACGGCACCCGCCTCTTCCCGCCGGACCTCTACGGGCAGTGGAAGAAGAGCTGGCGCAACTACCACCTCTTCCGTGGGGTGTACATCCCGGCGATTATCGATGAGTACACCGACCAGGAGCGACCCACCTGGCCGGAGTACTGGGCCCTGGACGGGCACAACCTCACCCAGGAGGTGGAGGGACAGGAGATCATCGTTGGGTACAAGCCTGGGCTGCGGGACATCCGGGAGGAGATCTGCTCCCGTGACCCCAACCGCTGGCGCCTGGTGTACCAGCAGGAGGACGTGGAGCAGGCGTCCGCTACCTTCACCCAGGCGATGATCGACACGGCCATGGAGCTCGGGGCCGGTCGCCCGCTGGGCCGGGTGTACGACCACGAGATCTTGATCCTCGGCGTGGACCCCGCCACCTCCGGCCGGGCGGCTGCTGTGCTCATCGCCTTCGACCCGACGACCCGCATCCGCACGGTGGTGGACATCTTCGTAGGCTCGGCGTTGGGTACGGTGAACATGCGCAACGAGCTGTTCTACCACTTCTGGGACAAGTACAAGGCCCACCGCGTCAACCACACCGTGATCGAGACCAACTACACCCCGACGCTGATCGGGGACGAGACCTTCGTGGCTCGGGCCGAGGCGGCTGGTACTCACCTGGTACCCCACCAGACGGTCGGTCGTGGCTCCAAGCGTGGGTCCAAGTGGGACGAGGAGTACGGCGTGGGGGCCATGTCCAGCCTGTTCTCCGGAGGGCTGATGGCCTTCGCCAACGACGGGCTGGACGACGAGGCCAAGCTCCGGCCGCTGATTGACGACCTCACCGTGTTCCCCTGGGCCGAGCAGCAAGACACCGTCATGGCCCTGTGGTTCGCCAACACCGAGGCGAACATGAACAGGTTCCAGTACACCGACCAGGTGCGCCAAATGCAGCGCCGCGGACTCCCCCCTGTGGTGATCGACATGGCGCGCCGGAGACAGGCAATGTCTGGGCGAACTTGAAATGTCGTGTTATGCTTCCCACCGGGTGATCTATGCGCACTAGTCCAGGTCCGACCAGTATCGATCAGTCTACCACCGGCACCATCCACGCTCCCCTCGGGAGCATGTGGGATAGGCGCGACTTCCTCGTGCAGAAGCACACCGAGCACAAGGAGCGGGTGAAGACTGTCACCAACATCGTGAACGGGGAGTGGTACGTCGAGTGGCCCGACCTGTCCCAGACCCCCGAGGCCCCCACCGTAGCCAACCTCGTAGAGATGGGCATCAACCACTGGGCCGCGGTGGGCGGCGCGGTGCTGCCCTCCATCCACATCCCGGTCAACGTGGCCTCCGACCGCTCACAGGCGAGGCGAGGGGCCCGCAAGCGGGAGCGCCGGGTGCGGGAGCTGTGGGAGAAGTCCAACGTGTCCGAGCTGGCGGCTCTCCTGTGGGGGGACTACGCCGGGTCAGGGTGTGCCCTGCTGGGCGCCTGGGCCGACTTCTCCACGCCGGAGGCCGAGCGCAACCCCTACCTGGTTCGCTTCGACCCCCGCCACACCTACCCCCTCCGGGACGACCTGGGCAACATCACGGAGCTCCTGGTAGCCCGCAACATCTCCAAGGAGGAGCTGGCCACCATGCTCTCTGCGGAGGAAGCGGCGATGTTCAAGGACACGAACGACGAGGAGGTGGAGGAGTGGTTCTGGTACACCGCCGACTCCTTCCAGCACGTCATCGCTGACATCAGCAAGGACGCCCGCAGCGTGAACCGCTGTGTGATCCTGGTGGACGAGCCCAACGAGCTGGGGTTCGTGCCGGTGGCCGAGTGCGTGCGCCCGTCCTTTGACGGCCAGCGCCGGGGGGTGTTTGACCAGACTGTGCACCTCCTGCGCACGATGCACCGCTTCATGTCCATGACTCTGTACTCCACCATGGAGCACTCCTTCCCCGCTGTGCTGGAGTTCGACGTAGTGAACCCTGGAGACTTCGGGCCCGGGGCCACCATGCACGCCCGGTCGGCGGAGGCCCGCCTGGAACGGATCCAGCCCGCCGCCCACTTTGACGTGAAGGACCTCATCGCTCGCCTGGGTGAGGAGGCACGGCAACAGGCCACCTGGCCGCAGCAGCTCCACGGGGAACCCGGGGGCACCATCGTGTCCGCTCGTGGCGTCAACGCGAGTATGGGGGCGTTGGACGCTCGTCTGGCCCTTGCTCACAAGCAGATGGAGCGGCTCTTCGGGGCTGCCTCTGGGTTCCTCCTGGCTGTGGACGAGATCTACTGCAGCGGGGAGAAGACGATCACCGGCGACCGCCGGGACACCCGCAAGGCTGAGGCGTTCAACCCTGAGCGGGACATCGCCGGTGCCTGGGAGGTGGGCTGCACCTACGGGATCGGGTCGGGCTCCGACCCGTCCAACATCGAGGTGCGGCTCAACATGCACCTGGCGTCGGGACTCATCTCCCGGACCACTGCCCGGCACCAGCTGCCCTTCCTGGACGACCCTGACGCTGAGGACATCCTCATCACCCGCGAGCTGGCCCAGCAGGCTCTGCTCACCGGGGTGCTGGCTATGGCTGGCCAGGGACAGATGGAGCCTGCCCTCAAGCTGCTCCAGCTTCTGCACAAGGACGACGTGGACTTCGAGACTGTGTTGGAGCAGATGGTGGAGTTCATGTCACAGCCGCCGCCCCAGGAGGCGGCAGCGCCGGGTATGCCTGGTATGGAGGGAGGGGCCCTGGGCGCTCTGCAGGGAGCAGAGTCACTGGCCCGGGGCGGCGTGCCCGGCGAGGCTCCGCAGGCCCCGCCTTCAACGGGTATGGGCCTGCCTCCGTTGGGTGAGATGCTTGGCGGACCGAGGCAGACAATCTAAGGAGGGCGGACATGACTGTAAGCGGAGACCAGATGGGCCGGGCGTTGGAGCCGGGGTCCATCGAGTACGGCAAGAAGGAACAGCTGGTGCAACAGCTCGGGCAGCTGGGCGGTGGTGGTCGCAGGCCACCCGGTCCGGCTCGTCCACAGGCTGGGGTGCCTGCAGGTGGAGGCGGAGACGACGACTTCTTCTCCCTCCTGGCTGGGGGCGAGGTGGCCCCTCCGGAGGGGATGCCCGTTACGGACGGCCTCTCTGTCGGACCTGGGGCAGGTCCTGCGGTCCCGGCTGCTACGTCTGTGCCCTCCGCGATGGAGGACAGGCTGCGGCTCGTGGCCTTGAACGCACGATCCCCGATGCTCCGGGCCATGGCACGCAACGCACTGCGTAGGCAAGTGACCCGGAGGTTGTACGGTCGTGGTTGATACCCTGCAGTCCATCCGTGACGACTGGCTGGAGAGCTACGGCGCTCGTCGGCAGGCTAGGAGCATGCGCGACATGTCCTACCTGCAGACACAGGAGCAGCTGGCCATGCGGAGCATGGTCAACGGGCTGGACTTCCCCCGCATCTTCGAGCTCGCCGGGGCCGATGTGCCCAGGGGCTTTGAGCGCTACTTCACCGATGCGGCCACCATGGGGGCACGCTCGTGGACGGACGAGGAGGGCCACGCACTGGCCTTTCGGCCCAGCCAGGAAGTCCTGGACGACCAGGCGTGGCTGCGGGCCACAAGCCCAAACCTGCGAGCCATGCAGTTTGCCCGTGAGGTGGAGGACGTCTACTACTTGAACCACGGGGATGTGCCGTGGTCCTGGTTGCTGGTACAGGATCCCGAGGACTTCAAGCTGTTGGGGTACCCTGAGCTGGCCACGATGATCTACGACGCACAACAGAACGCTATCGCCAGTACCACAGCAGCAAACCAGCGGGAGTCCGCGATTGAGGATGAGGTCCAGCGAAAGATGGACGCCTACAGGTCGGCTCAACGGGGGTATGTGGCTATCGAGTTCGATGAGCAGGGCAACCTGGTGGACTCTCGTGGCGTTGTTCGGTCGCGGAGGAACCCGGATGGGTCGTTTACCGATGTGCCGTTTGAGGAGCAGCTCTCCCAGTACGAGACCATGGTACGTGAGGAGGAAACCAGCAGGCGGCATGAGCAGGACCTGGGTACCTACTGGAAGCGCTTTGAGCCGGAGATCGAAGCGGAGCTGGAGGGGTATCGGGCTGCTCTGCTGCGTGCCAGAGACCCGGATACGGTAGCGGCTGCTTCTGCTGTCTACGATCAGATGCAGGCAGGTACCCGCGGCACAGGAACGTGGGATGAGGAGAGCCTGTGGGAGTTGGAAGTCCAAAAGTGGGGGCCGGTGTTCGAGGCTGCTGGGGGTAACCCGGAGTTTCCAGCGGACCCGTATGAGGATCCGGAGGATAGGGCAGCTCGCATCTACCGTGCACGGGCTGCTGCCGAGCAGTGGACTAGGCCCACTGAGGACCTCATGGAAGACATGCGGCAGATGTTGATTGCGCAAGCCAATGCCGGTCAGCCGATCTCTTGGGTGCATCGGCCTCCTGATCAGGGGTCTCTGGACCTTCTGGTGAACGGTGTTGTGAACCCAACGGCAGCCTTTGCTGGCAACGTGTTCACTCGCACGCTGGAGGGCGGTTTCTTCTTCATCTCTTTGGGGCACGCTGCGGCGACGGATTTCAACATGGACGGCACGCTCTACGGCAACATGGAGAGGGACGCAGAGAACAGGCGCCAGGCGATCTTGGCCGACATCGCAGCCCGAGAGGCCATGGGTACTGATGAGGCCAGCCTTCACAAGTTTGGCCGCACGGCACTGATGCCCAACCTTCGGGCAGTGTGGCAGCAGATGCAGACCGAGCAGCCGGATACGGTGGAGACCTACGTAGCCATGGGAGGCGGGGATGAGACTATGGGCTTTGGGCTCTGGTCCCAACAGGTCATGGACCAGCCCGAGGTGGAGCAACAGTTGGCTTCCATGATTGGTGCTTCTGACCTGGAAACGGAAGCCCTGTACCAGGCCATGGAAGAGGGGGACTTCACTGTTAGCGGAGAGCTGTTGAATGCGCTTGGCATCTGGGGGCGCAACGTGCCCCAGCGACTGGGGACGGCCGCTGCCTTGCTCATCACACAGGGAGACATCCGAGACGCCGTACTCTCCAACCAGTGGCACGAGCTGTGGGAGGCCGTGGAGCTGCACCAATACCAGCCGTCCAGCGTACTGGGCTGTGACGGGACTGCGGTGGGGATGCTGCTGGACCTGGGTGCTGGCATCGCCTTTGACCCCACTACCTGGCTCTTTGGCCCCCGGCTGTGGCGAGGGGTTGGCAGGATTCGTTCTGCCGGGGATGTGGTGCTGGAGATGTCCTCGCCTGTGGTAACTCGCTACATCGATGACCTGGTGCACATGGCCCGAAGCACCGCCTATGGAGCACTGGAGTTTCTGGCTGCTGGCATGTGGTTGGACGACACTGGCCACATCTCTAAGTTCCTGACTGCCCTGGGGGAGTACCGTCCTCGTACCATCCCCCGTGGGTGGGCCACCAACGAGCGGGCTGCCAAGATCGCTGAGGTGGACTACCGTACAGTGCTGGACACTTTGGATACGCAGCAGGTGATCGACATCGGCAATGCCGGTACCAGTATGCACATGCGTTCGGAGATCGACAGCCTGAAGGCCAGGATCAAGAACACGGGGCAGAAGACGCCGGTGCGTCTTGAGTGGTTCCCGGAGCCCGGTGTGCTGCGGCTGGCGGAGGGACGGGAGCAGATCGTAACCATGCGGGCCCTCTCGGAGCTGCAGAAGGAAGGAGTGAAGATCGAGACCACGGCAGCCACCATTGTGCTGCGTGAGGGGTCCCCACTCCCCAAGTCTCCACAGGGGAAGAGCTTCTCCGCTCTGCTGCGTGGCGATGAGACTGCCCCAGTACTGGAGACTGCCATGCACGATGGGGCCTGGGTGAATCCTCGCCGTGTACTCCCGAAGCGGCTGCTCTATGGCGAGGTGAACGAGGCAATGCTGCGGGATGTGGTGGCCGATGGGCTCAGGTCCGGTGGGAACCTGCCCTGCTTGAACCGAGTGGCCACGGCGATTGCTTGGCACGGGCGCATCGAGAGCAGCCTGCGTAGGGTGGGCATCTCAGACTGGATGCTGCGCTACATGTCGCCACAGCAGATGGTGACTCGCCTGGAGATCCACGGACCTACGGCCAGTAGCCAGATCCTTGAGACCACCTTCCGTCTGTGGGGAAGCGATGTGGCCTCCGCCGAGCCACACCTCCAGCGCATCATGGACTACTTCGTGGAGCTGGCCCGCAAGGAGGAAGCCCACGTTGCTGCGGTTGGCCGAGCCCGGCCATTGCGTGATGTGATCGATGGGCTGTACGACCTGACCGGGGGTGGGTGGGACG